CGAGGCGCAAAACGACTTGGTGAAGCTCGGCATTCCGGTGCCGTGGACGGTGGCAAACGATGGGCCGCAGTTGCGGGAGGTCTTGGCGAAACTGGTTCAAGACCGTAGCTTCTATGCGGCAGAAGTTGAGCGAGTGCATCAGTACGTTCGAACCTACCACGACTACCCGGTAGTGGGGCAGAAGTACGCAGACATCTTGACCGAGGCAAAGCGCAATGGCCCTCCCTACCGTAAGTGACCTGAAGTCCTACCTTCGCATCGAGAGCAACGCGGAGAACACGCTCTTGACGGCGCTCCTCGTTCGAGCGCAAGCCCAGCTTGAGGTCTGGACCGACGTTCCTGTCACGGCTGTCAATACCACGGCGGTTGACCGAGCCGACACGATTGACCCCCAGCCCTGCCTGTCGCTCATCTTCCCGAAGCGTCCTATTGGCACCACGGCAACCATCGTGGATTCGGAAGGCACGACCGTCCCGGCGACCGACTACACCATCAACCAGTCCTCGGGCGTTATTTACGCCAATGCGGGGTACTCATTCCCCTACGGCCCCTACACCATTACCACCTCCTGCGGACTGTCTCTGCGGGGCGATTACGCGCAAATAGAGCCGGTTCTGTCGCAATGCATCATCGACTTGGCGGCGGACCTGTATCAAAAGCGGACCCCGCACGCCTCGACCGAGACGGCGGCGGGTACGTCAATCAGTTGGGATGTCTCGCGGGATACGGCGGCTCGCGTCCTCAAGGTGTTGCGGACCTTTAAGCTCGCGGTGGCTGGCTAATGTACGTCGCCCCCGGCCTCCTTGACACGCGCCTCACGTTCTATCGGCGGGACCAGAACGGCGGGGACGGCTTTGCTCGGTCAGTCTATGTCAAGACCGGCACGTATTGGGGGCGGCTCGATGCGACCGCCCAGCGGCAGAATATCGGGGGCGCCCCGATGTCGCACTCGGACATCCGCACGACCCTTGCCGCCACGGTCGGGGATTACGTCGAGGTCGATACCTTCGGGCTGGTCAAGCAAGAGGGAGACGAGACCCTGTATTACATCCGGGGCGTGGTGGCGATGCGGCAGTTGCAGGGTCAGCGGATTGACCTTGAGGCCATTGACCCGTCCTCGTACAACACGTTCACGATTTACGACCCCGCTGAAGTGACGGATGGCGAACATCTGTTGCTCGGAGCGACCGCATTCTCCACGGCCTTTGATGAGGCGTTCGACTAATGACACAGAACCCGAAGGTTCTCTCGGCGCTTCTAGCGCAACTCCCTGACAACACCACCGGTGACATTAGTGCCGAGGACATCCGTGACGTGGTGGTCAGTCTGTTTCCTAGCCGTGGGCAGTTGGACCTGACGGCCTCGGCCCAGACCACGTTTGCCTCTACAAACGTCTACTACAAGCTGGCTGGCACGACGGCGCTTGATACCTCGCTCGGGCAAGACGGCTTCTCGCAAGTTTCTAACAACGAAATGCGGGCGACCAAAGCGGTTAATCAGGTCTTGCTTGTCACGGCGAATGTCGAGCTAGTCTGCGCGTCGAACAATAAGTCCTATGGCATTACCATTGCCAAGAACGGCACGCCACTCTCAAACGTCCACGTTTCGGCTATTCTGTCGGACTCAAACGAGGGTTACGGGTTCTCCGTGACGGCGCTTATTCCGACGGCACAGAACGACACCATCTCTATTTACATCCGCAACGAGACCGACACCACCGCAGTCACCGCAACATCGCTGGCGCTATCTGCCATCGGGTTCATTCGCTAATGGACGCTCGCCTTATCTGCGGTCAGGACGTTCGGCGGTCAGGCTTCTGGCCTACCGACGAGGCGCGGATTGAGGCGTTCATCCAACGGTTTGGCGGGGTGCTAGAGGCCGCGCCGGTGGGCGATGCGGCGGTCATGTTGCGCTGGACGCAAGACGAAAAGGTTCGCGTGGCGACCGGCATTACGGCGCGTGAGGCGTTGCGGAAGCTCCGCTCCGAGGTTGAGGCGTGAGCAGTTTTGACCGCATTCTGCTTGAGGATGGCGATGACATCCTCTTGGAGAGCGGAGCCTACCTTCGGTTAGAGATTGCGCCTGACAGTATCGCCTCTACCTATACCGCGTCCGCCGAAGCGTACGGCGATGCGACGGTGGCGCAATTACTGACTGCCGCGCTTGACGGCTCTGCCGAGGCGTATGGCGACTTGGTGGTGGTGCAGACGCTCTCTGGGTCGCTGACCGGAGACGCGGAAGCCTTTAGCGACTTCGTGGTCGTGTCAGAGGTGGTGCTGACAATTACGGCGGCTGGTGAAGCCTATGCCGACTTCGTGGCGGCGCAGGAACTATTGGCGGCGGTCGTTGGTGAGGCCGAAGCCTTTGGCGATGCCAGCGTAGACCAGTTGCTCACCGGCACGGCTGACGGAAGCGCAGAAGCCTATGGGGACGCGGCGATTGACCAATTGATTACTGGCGACCTGACCGGCAATGCCGAGGCGTCAAGCGACCTTGCGCTGGTGCAGAGCCTATTGGCAGACTTGACAGCAAGTGCCGAAGCCGAGCAGACGATGGCGGTGGAGCAGATGCTCGAAGCCGCCCTGACTGCCAGCGGGGAAGCCTACGGCGACCTGACGGCTAACCAGCTATTGATAGGTACGCTGACTGGAAGCGCCGAGGCGAGCCAAGCCGCCGCCCTCGAACTGCTCATCTCGGCGGTATTGACCGGTAGTGCCGAGGCGTTTGGGGACGGGGAACTGCGCGAGGCCATCTTTGCCGCCATTACCGCGTCAGCCGAGGAGTCCTTTGCCGGGGTCGGGGTGCAGGTGCTTCCTGCTACGATTACCGCGTCGGCTGAAGCGTCGGCGGACAACTGGCAGATGAGCTATCAGGTGGTGTCGGTGCGCGGGGTTGCTTATGATTACTCTGGTGTGTATGCGCCGGTGATGGATTGGTCGAGCGACTATGCAATGGTCGCAGAGCAATCGAGGGCATACGCTCCGGTGATGGATGTGTCAACGGATTATACGTGGATTGAGGACCGCTCAATGCCGTATAGCCCGGCGCAAGACTTCTCGCAGGGGTATCCGTAATGACGGTGACAAATACCAGTACGGTCAACAAGGCCATCCATCCGAACAACGCCTATTTGGTGCGGAGCAAAATCACGTTCTACAACTCAACCTCGAACACCTTTGTTCCGTGGACGGGTTTGGCGAACGTGTCGGTGACCTTCTACGAGGACGCGCTTGGCACCCAGACCATCGCGGGCTTAAGCGGTCTTGGCATGGCAGAGGTCACCAATACCGGCGTGTATTACGTGGTAGTTCCTGCCGCAAATACCGCCATTCTCGGCACTAGCTATAACGGCGCGACGGTCTACCAGATTGTCACGGGTGGGACCAATAACGCCATCAAGGTTGTCACACCCCTTCTTGTCACACAGCCGCGCTATGCGCAACCCGGAGCAGAATAATGGCAAAGTCAACTGGCTGGACTAACGCGGTTCGCAACCTGATGGCTGATGCCATTGACGGCGAATACAACGATGGCTACCTCCGCATCTACGACGGGGCGCGTCCCGCGACCCCTGCGACGGCGGTGACCACGCAGGTGCTTCTCGCGGAGCTTCGCTTCCCGAACCCTGCCGCCGCGTCCGTGACGAACGGCGTCATCACCTTCGGCACCATCTCGCCTGACACTTCCGCCAATGCGACTGGCGTGGCGGCGTGGGCGCGGTGCCTCAAGTCAGACGGCACCACCGCCATCTGCGACCTCAACGTCGGCACCTCCGACGCCAATATCATCGTGGCAACCACGGCGATTTCGGCGGGCGTGCAGGTCTCGGTGACGAGCGCGACGGTCACGGTGGCGGCAACCTCGGCGCTCTAATGACCGTTAAAGTCACGGACCTCTCGCCGCAGTTCCTGAAGCAGTATCGAGATGCCTCGCGGATGGCGCTCGATGCGGCGGCGGCATTGTACGAGGGGAACGTGAAGAAGCGGTTCTTCAAGGGCTACTATACCAGCCAAGCCTTCCGCTCGACGGCGCAAATCGTTCAGCACGTCCAGCGGGACGAGCCGACGTTTGGAGGGAATGGCTGGTA